GCCACCAGCTGTGTCAGATGCATAATTTGGGTCATACACTATTCGCAATTTCCCGTTATGCATCTTAGAGCATACAACTTGAATCCTATACTCCATAGTTCCACTCCACGAATTAAACGGCAAAGCAGCAAACGCTGTTGCAGTTAAATACTGAACATCAGCCGCCTCACGCCAAACCATGGGATTCACTCTAACATTGAACAAAAAGGTCTCAGGACCTGACGCAATTGGCCAATCAAAAGTAGTAAACCATGATTCGTGACTCACAATGTTTTGAATAGATAATGGATCAACGCTAGAACCAACACCACTCAACCTAGGATCAATAGACATCTCCTGCTTGTCATCAACAGACAACTTTGCACTCCTATCGGGTACAGTTGTCAATGCCAAAGAAGATGTAGACTCAGGTTTCATGGGTTCAACGTCCTTAGTATGTGGTGGTCTACTCATGCCAAATAATTTTGCCATGGATGAAACCCCATTTGCTAAAGCAGATGTGGCGTCGGCATATGGCGCAATGTAAGGAACTTTACCCAATTTTGCTGCCAACCCAGCAACTTTTGTTGCAGGACCAGAAATCATTCCACTAGCATTAGCTTCATCTATTTCTCCCATTTGAGGAACCAATGCAGTTGAATCAACACTAGTAGCACCAGCCAATTCGACATCTTTCAACCATGCAAATGTGGTAACAGTAACATCATCTGTACCATTATTCGCATGTTTTAGGATATTCAAAGTACGCAAATAAATATTGCCCAAATTGATCCATTCACGCTTAGTGATATTCAAATAATCACGATGGTAGAAAAATGGCATCTCCATATAACCACCTGAAGAATCAGATGGATCAATAAAAACTTTGGGTAAATTCGTCATACGAACTAATGATTCCTGTATCAATGGACTGTATTGCGAAACTGTGTCATACCTATGTAAAGGTTGATAACAAGCAATAGCGCGACCATAATGAAATGGTGTACCACTAACAACAACCTTAAAACACAAAGTCGCACGCATCAGTTTAAAATTGTTAACACGATTAATAATTATGGGATTTGACAAATAATCATCCCATGGATTAATATCAGCAAACAACGTACCACCAACCTGCCACTTGTATGCATTCAACTTCAATGGACGTGAAAAGAAATTTTCATAACGCGCATAAACTTCATCGCGCGCCATACGAATCTCATCAATGGCAGATGGTATTATCACCGAATGACCTTCTCTATCATCGGCAAACATCATCTGCTGTTCACGTGTTTGGACCTTTGCATCTCCTGCCACTTCGGTCTGATCTAGAACACCCATATGGGCTTCCAAATTAGCAAACCTTGGTGGTAGCAAGATACTTGAATTTGCCTCACTCCGAACATTACAAGCGGGATAAAATAATCCAGTCTCATCCATATCCATGGACCATACGACAGCCTTTGCTGTCTCATCCGACAATTCAGGGACTAAATCACTAATGACACGCGAGAAAAATCTGGGGTGATTCTCAAATTCACCGTGAAAGTTACCAATAGATATGCGACTTTTAAGCAATCTACTAATGCTTTCACTAAGTTCCATCTCAAGAAACTGCAATGTCTTTTCGCGCAATTGCCAAAAATATGCGCGAAATGCATCACACCAACCTGTGGTATGGAACTCATAGTAATGCATCAAATGGTCAAGATGCAAAACCCTATAAC